ACCGCTTCGGGCCCAAAGCGGTCGCGCAGGGCAGAAGCTATCTGTTGAATGCCGTGGGTATACGACGCCCAAATGATGGCTTTTCCCTGAAGCTCTTCTGTAATGTCCAATAATTCATTCAGCCGGTTGTTCTCGATAGGCTGCACCTCGCCATCATCCGGTTGCAGGAAGCCACAGCATATCTGCTGCAAACGCATGATCTGTGTCAGGACACTGGCAGTCGTAGCCAACTCCCCGTTCTCCAGCTTCGCCAATGCCAGCTTCTTCATCTGGCCGTACAGGCGCTTCTGCTCGTCTGTCAGAGGCACATCCCGCCGAGTGTACAGCTTGTCTGGCAGGTCAAGGCACTCCTCTTTCAAGACGCGGTTGCTGAACCTGTCCAGCCGCTCGTTGAGCTCATCCAGCCTGCGGTAGCCCACAATCTCTTGGAACGCTCGGTTGCCCATCTTGCGGTTCTGCACCACGGCATACCGGTTCTGGAAAGCAAAATAGCTTCTGAAATTGAGTGCGTCATTCGACAGGAAGGCGCACTGACTAAACAGGTCCATCGGACTCCTAGTAATCGGGGAGCCTGTTAGGATGCGCTTGTATTTGGCGAAGTCAGATAACTTAATGATATTCTTGGTGCGCGTTGCTTTGCGATTTTTAATGGTCGTGCTCTCGTCCACGACCATAATGTTGTCCGGGAACTTTTGCAGGAACGCGACAGCAGCCTTGGTGCCACGAGATGTAGACAACGCCTCGACATTCATAACGAATATCCGCAGCCCTCGGAACTCACCAAACAAAAAGTCCCACATTTCGTCTTGATATTTCTTGGTGTTGGCGGGCGTCCAGCGCATGATTTGCCGCTCGACGTCATCTGGGAGATGTGTAGGAATTTCTCCTTTTACCCAGTTGTCATAAACTCCCTTCGGTGCCACTATAAATGCGGCGTTGATCTTTTCCATCATCTGCAAGACGCCGATGGTATCAATGACCACCTTCGACTTGCCTGTTCCCATCTCCATGAACAGCGCATAATACTCCGCGGCCCACGAATCTGTGAGTGCCTGCCGCTGGTGATCAAACGGTTCAGTCTTGAATCGGTACTTTTTCACATTTTCCTCCTTGACTATGCGAAAATATAGGCATATATACATGTCTGTCAAGACCCGATAGGCGTCTTTAATCACGAAAAAGGAATCACGAATGAGTAAAATTTTCGACCAAATGGAGGCGGACTTTGAAGACAAGTTGGCCTCTTCCGTTGAGAAACTCGACCAGAGTGACTTAACGACCGTGGCTGGACTAGCCAAAGCTATCCGCGATCAAGAAGAGGCGGTTGCTGCCCTTGAGGCCGATCTCAAGCAAGCAAAGAAAAGCCTGATGAAGATGACGGATGAAGACCTGCCGACCATGTTGGCAGAGATTGGACTTTCCAGCATGACGCTTGATGATGGCTCAGAAGTCTCTGTCAAGCAGACCTACGGGGCATCTATCCTCGTAGACAACCGTCCCAAAGCATATCAATGGCTCCGTGACAACGGATTTGGCGACATCGTCAAGAACACCGTCTCATGCTCGTTTGGCATGGGCGAAGACGAGAAGGCTGAGCAGTTCCGTTCGATTGCGGAAGAGCGTGGCTATCTTGCTGAGCAGGATACGTCTGTGCACTCGTCTACCCTACGCGCTTGGGTTAAGGAGCGTGTGGAAAACGGGGACGACTTCCCTATGGAGCTTTTCGGTGCATATGTAGGACAACGAGCCATCATCAGGAGGAAAAAATAATGGCTAGCAAAAAGAATCAGGTTGCAGAGACCCAATCTGCGGAAGTAGTGCAATTCGATCCGACTTTGTTTGAGGCCGATGCCGGAATGGGTCTGGAGAACATGGGCGCTGAAGATCTTGCCCTGCCGTTCCTTAAAATTTTAGGTGGCATGAGCAAGGAACTCGATGTACTGGAAGACGCTCGCAAAGGTGACATTTACAACACCGTCACTGGAGCCGTTCTAAAGGGCAAGGACGGCGTTAGAGTTGTACCGTGTGCCTACCAGCGTCGGTTCATTCGTTGGGCCCCTCTGGGCGAAGGGACGGGCGCTCCTGTGGCCGTCTACGCACCGGGTGAGGCCATGCCGAAGACGAAGCGGTCTACCGAGGACAATAAAGACTACGTTGAAGACGGTTCCGGTGACTACATCGAAGAAACGCACCAGCACTACGTGCTCGTGCTGCACGAAGACGGACAGGTTGAGACCGCGCTGGTTGCCATGAAATCCACGCAGCTAAAGAAGTCGCGTAAGTGGAACAGCATGATCTCCTCTCTGACTGTGCAGGGTAAGAACGGCCCGTTCACCCCGCCGCGCTTCAGTCACGTGTACCTGCTGAAAACGCAACTAGAAGAAAACAACAAGGGTAGCTGGCACGGCTGGGAAATGAGCCGCGTCGGCCCAATCGAAGACATGGCAACTTACCAGCGTGCTAAGGACTTCGCCGCCAGCATTGCCGCTGGAGAGGTCATCGTGAAGCATTCGGACGAGTCCGCGGGCGAGGATGTTAATCCCGACAACGTACCGTTCTAATCAGTTGAGGCGGCAGGGTTTAGTCGTGTTTCCCCTGTCGCCTCATCCTTCACGGGGATCATCATGTCTGTACAAAAGTTTTCATCCATATTTGACGGTCTCCAGATCGCTTATGGCACATATAAAATCGAAAAACAGCAGGCTAACGGTAAGAACACTGGCAGAGCTGCCATCGTTCGCGAACCACGGACCACGGCCCTGTGGGAGGGACACCTGTCCGGTAAGGGACGGGGCATCGGCATTATCCCGATTAACGAAGATAACAAGTGCGTCTGGGGCTGTGTTGACGTTGATCAATATCCGCTCGACCACAAGGTGCTGGTCGAGAAAATCCGCAAGCTTAAGCTACCTCTCGTTGTCTGCCGCTCCAAGTCCGGCGGCGCACACTGCTTTCTGTTTACGACCGAGTGGGTGGACGCCAAGGATATGCAGGCCACGCTGCAACAAATATCCGCTGCGCTGGGTTACGGCGGCAGTGAAATCTTTCCAAAACAGATCAAGCTTCACCTTGACCGCGACGATGTCGGCAACTTTTTGAACCTGCCTTATTACGATGCTGAAGAGGGTCTGCGCTATGCCATCAAAGACGACGGCACCTCTGCTACCCTTGAAGAGTTCTTTGAGCTACACGAGAGCTACAAGCAGACACCCGAGCAACTGATGGCGCTACAGGTGGGCGATCCTGAAGAGGTTTCGCCTATGAAGGATGGCCCGCCGTGCCTTCAGTTCCTGCTCAAGAACAAGATATCCGAGGGTGGCCGCAACAACGGGCTGTTCAACATCGGAGTCTATCTGCGTAAAGCGTATCCGGATAGCTGGGAGTCAGAGATACTGACATATAACATGCAGTATCTAGACCCGCCGCTGCCGTTGAACGAGGTCAACATAGTTGCCAAGCAGCTAGAAAAAAAAGACTACGCCTACCGGTGTAGCGACTCGCCCATCAACGCGCACTGCAACAAAGAGTTGTGTCAGACAAGAAAACACGGGATTGGTGCGGCTGTGCAAGGCGCGTCTATAGCCAACTTACGCAAGTACAATTCTGTTCCGCCAGTTTGGTTCTTGGATGTCAATGGTGAGCCGTTGGAGCTAGATACTGAGGCCCTGTTAAATCAAGCTACCTTTCAAAAAGCCTGTTTAGAGCAGCTTAACTTTATGCCACGCACGGTTAGCAAGCCCATCTGGGAGGGCCGAATAGGTGCGCTAATGAGTGAGATGCGGGAAAATGAAAGCGCCATCATTGACGTTGCAGAGGATGCCAGTATTAGCGGCCAGTTTTACAGCTATCTAGAAGAGTTCTGCGCTCATATGCAAAAAGCCAATGATAAGGAAGAGATATTGCTCAAGCGTCCATGGACGGATGAGGAAACCAATAAGACACTCTTCCGTTTGAAGGATTTTGAGGCGTATCTCAAGCGCAACAAATTCTTTGAGTACAAATTGCACAAAATCGCCCAACGCCTACGCGACATGGGGGGTCAAAGCCGGTCTCTCCGTATTAAGGGGCGAGTTGTTAAAGTTTGGGAAGTGCCTGCTTTTGATAACGCAGACGTAGAGATTAACACGCCATCTTTTGGCAGCGGTGAAGGAGCACCTTTTTGATGAAAGACCGTAACGATTACATTCACGAGCAGCGGGTAGTGAAGCTCCGCACATATCAATCAATTGCCGATGAGGTGGGCCTGTCACGCCAACGTGTGTGTCAAATTGTGGTCAGTGTGTCACAGCGCATTCGTTGGGAGAAAGAGATCGAGGCCCTGCCGGATAAACCCAGTAAGATGTGCCACCTCGTCCTGCCCCGCCGTATTCGTAACTGCCTCAAGAACGAGTTCTTGTTCGACCTGACGTTTGAAGAGTTCATCGAATATGCTGAAAAGAAGGAGCTCGATAATATACCCAACCTTGGCAAGGGCAGTATCGGTACGCTTGAGGCACGGCTCTTAGAACAGGGGTATATTCTACCCGGGCGGCTGCGTAGCAAAGCCAGCCTGTTGCGCGACACCGTGCAATCCAAACGTGAGGCTCGGTATGCCAAGTATCGGAAAATCATGCAGTGGCGCGAAGAACAGCGCAGCATCAAATGGATCGCTCACGAGGTGGACATGAGCTACGGCGGCGTCACTCAAATCATTCAACGCTTCCTCGCCAACCCCGGGGCTCTTGATGGAGAAGAATAAAATCTTTCGCATTTACGGTCCGCCCGGCACCGGCAAGACCACTGCGTTGCTTAACAAAGTGGACGAGGCTCTTAGCTCTGGTGTAGATCCTGCACATATCGGCTATTTTGCCTTCACTCGGCAGGCAGCTAACGAGGCAGTTGAACGCGCCTGTAAACGCTTCAACCTTGAGCCCACGCAACTGCCGTGGTTCAGGACACTGCACAGCTTTGCTTTGCGCCTGTCAGGTATTCGCCAAGAACAGGTCATGCAGACAGAGCATTACAAAGAGCTCGGCCACGCTATCGGGTTTGACCTGACTGCTGGTGGGCAGAGCATGAGTGAAGACGATGCCTTTGACCTGACCAAGAATGATAACCCGGTCATCAGCCTCATCAACCTAGCCCGCCTTCGTAAAATCACCCTGCGTGAAGAATATGATGCCAGCGGCATGGGCATGGATTGGAACCGGGTCAAGTACATTGCCGACAGCCTAACCGAATACAAAAACCGATTTCAGCTTTACGACTTCACGGACATGCTAGAGGTCTTCGTCCGTGAAGGCGCGGAGTTCTGCCCTCGTCTTGCCATCACATTTATCGACGAGGCGCAGGACTTATCGCCATTGCAGTGGGATGTAGCCCATATATTGGAGCAGAGCTCCGAGCGTATCTACTGCGCTGGAGATGACGACCAAGCGATCTACCGTTGGGCCGGTGCAGATGTAGAACACTTCATCAATCTGAACGGCGGCTACGAGGTGCTTGAGCAATCGCACCGCGTACCCGCTGCCGTGCACCCGCTAGCCGAGCGCGTAGCCAAACGGATCAAACGCCGCGTACCAAAGACCTACCTGCCTCGCAAAGACCCGGGGCTCGTGGAGCGCGTCCCTAACGTGGGGTATCTGGATTTTAGTGAGGGATCGTGGCTCGTGCTGGCGCAAGCCGGTTACTTCTTAGCACCCGTAACCCAAGAACTCAAAAGCCGAGGCATTCTCTACAGCTATCGTGGAAGGAGGTCCATATCCGAAAGACTGAGCGATGCCATCAATGGCTGGGAACAAATGAGAAAGGGTCACCGAATAACCGGTGCAGCCGCACGAGCCGTCTATAGTTATATGTCCGTCGGCGAGCGGGTCAAGCGCGGATTTAAAAAACTACCCGGACTCGATGACGACGAGACCGTGTCATTGAATGAACTAATCGCGCATCACGGCCTCATGGAACTGGTGCACATCATGGGCACTCCACGCATTGAAGAGAATATCCGAGACTGTATCTGGCACGAAGCCATGGATAAGCTGCCCAGTGCCGACCGCGCATACATCACGGCACTACTGCGGCGAGGTGAAAAGTTCAATGCCGTGCCCCGCATAGAGCTGTCCACGATCCACGGTTCTAAGGGTGGTGAGGCCGACAATGTTGTCCTGTTTACCGATCTATCGCCCGCAGCAGCACGAGCCGCTGAGCAGTCTCCTGACGACCTGCACCGGGTGTTTTATGTGGGCGTTACACGCACCAAAGAAAACCTGTATCTGGTAGACCCCGAAGATGACAACAGGAGCTATTTGATATGAACCGCAAAGAGATACTTGAGAAGGCAGAGAGCCTAGTCAACGGCCCACGGGCCCAAGACTATGGCGATGCCTATGACAACCACGAGCGCATAGCCAACATGTGGTCCGTGATACTGGAAACAGATGTAAGTGTCTCACAGGTCTACCAATGTATGGTTGCGGTCAAACTAGCAAGGCTTATAGTGACGCCAGACCACGAGGATAGCTGGATAGATATTTGTGGCTACGGTGCACTAGGGGGAGAAGGCAATGGCCTTACAGATGGCGATGTTCGCACCAAAAAGTGAGTGGGTGCCGCCCGCGGAACTCCCGAACATCTTCGATGCCAAGCAGATCGCTATCGACGTTGAGACCAGAGACCCTCACATCAAGTCCAACGGTCCCGGCTGGCCGACCGGTGATGGTGAGGTGGTGGGCTATGCTGTAGCAGTTGACGGCTGGTCAGGCTACATTCCCACCCGCCACCTTGGCGGCGGTAACCTTGATGAGCGCATCGTCAACAAATGGCTCAAGAAAGTATTTGAGTGCTCTGCCGACAAAATTATGCACAACGCACAGTACGACGCGGGCTGGATCAGGCAGATGGGCTTTACAATCAACGGGCGCATCATCGACACCATGCTGATCGCGTCCCTGCTGGACGAGAACCGGTTCAGCTACAGCCTTAACGCCCTGTCTTACGACCTGCTCGGTGAGGTAAAGCAGGAGCGCACACTGCAAGACGCGGCCCGCGAGTTTGGTCTGGATCCAAAAGCTGAGATGTGGAAGATGCCCGCGATGTA